CCCACCCATAAGCGACGACAGCATGCGAAGCTTCATGCATCGCGGTGCGCGCGATCTCGCCGCGCGCGCTGGCCGTCATGCCTCCCGTATCCTTGGCAACATTTTGTTCCTGCATCGCGGTCATGCGCGCTGGCGCTGATTCGACATCTACCGAATCGAGCCATTCGGTGACGAGGCTAACGTGTGCTTCAAGATTCACTGAGGCTCGCGCACGACATCGACAAACCGTCTGTCATCTTGTGGCTGATTCGGCTGATGCCAACTCGGCGTCTGCCATTGCTCGACGAGCGGCACGGGCGCCGGGCCTGGTCGTTTCATTGCACGAATGATGGCCTGAACCTCCTTGCGCAGCTGCTCCCCGAGCTGCTGGTTAAAAATCCGCTGCCTCTCCAAAGCGCCACAGGCGTCAAGCCACATCAGCTGCGCTAGGTTCACGTTCTCTTGCAGTGAAATCAGGTTCTGCTTCCCCTCCTCGATCAGCAGTCCGTAGGCGGCTCTCGTTTCGACGAGCTCCGCGTTAAGCTTCGAGAGTTTTGCAGTGTGAGCGCGATCTTCGAGCGCCTCGGCGTAGAGTTTCTGGCCATCCACCGAGCCATGAAGTTGCAGCAGCAATTCACGCAACGATTCGCTCGCACCCTGCTCGTCGCGAATCAGCGCATCACGGATGCCGGCTAGCTGCGGGCTGATCGCGGGCGACGGCGTGTTGGAATCGAGGGCGCCCGCCAGGCGCAGCGCGTCGGCGGCGCTCTCGATGCGCCCTTCGGCGGCGTCTCGCTCGGCGCGCCGGATCAGGGCCGCATCAAGTGGATTCTGGCTCGGTTTCACTGACTTTTTCCTCCAGAACGTCATGGCCGGACGATACCGCGTCGTTGTCCAGCAAAATGCTGGACAGCTGAAGTAGCTGATAGATCCGCGTGCGCGAAACGCCGAAGCGCTGCTGCAGGGCCGCGGCCGCCACGCCTTTCTCGCGCAATGCTTTGACGCGTCTGGCGAGTTCGAGTGTCCGCCGGCGCCGCGGATTGACCATGCGGCGCAGCTCCCTCAGCTCGAGCATTTGCGCGACGAGCTGGTCGGCCGCCTGGCGTAACCACGTTGGATCGGCGCCGCCCGCTGCCGCGAGGGCGAACAGTTTTCGCAATGTGGCGTCGGCGGGCATGTCTCAGCGATTTACCGCCGTCACTTCCGCCAGTTTGTGACCCAATTCGATGCGCCCGGAAGTCTGCCAAATCCAGGATGCAGCATGGGATTGGGGATCTTCCGCGGCTGCTGGCTCGGGCCCGAAGACGGTTCGGTGGGTGGCGAGCCTTGCGGTGCGGGATCGCCCGTCGCGGGATCGGCGGCGGTGGTAGGGGATTTCGAGAGCGGGATAAGGTGCACGTTCAAGCGGTGTGCCGCGGCCGCGTTCAAAGTTTCAACATCAAACCAATGATTCGCGATGTGCTTTGAATGCAGCCAAACCACTGACCGGTTCGGTTTCACGATACGGCTTTCGGATGTAATCTGATCACAAAAATCATTGCTACAATCGTATGGCAAATTCCAAGACCCGGTCTCGCCTGCGGGAATCGCGCAGTGTGAATGAACCCAAGATTTAAAATGATTTGTATCGATGAGCATCAGTCGGGTGCCGCGGCGTTTCGCGTTGCCCTTACGGTCCAAGTCGATGGCACTCAACATGATCGGCGTCGCCTGCCGGTCTCGGCCCTTGGTTGGCACGACCTGATCGGGCGGGAACCGGCGACAAAACTCGTACACTTCCGGCGCTCTATAACCAGAGTCAATTAACATCAAACGAATTCTCATTCCACGCGCGCCCCACTGCTTTTCCCGAAACTGCGCTAGCGCGTCCCACACAGCGCGCTGGCTCGTGTCGCCCCACAGTATTTCCGACGTGATGAGCCACGACGTCATGCCCGCGCCCCAGGCGCGCACCCCGACGTAGATGCAATTTTCAGAAACATCGCCGCCTGCCGTTAGACCGAGCGCCGCGGCGGGCAGCTCATCCATTGCATACCCGCCCCGCAGCGCCCGCACCGTTTCGGACTTCGGCGCTTCGCCCGCGAGCGCAAAGGTTTCGCCGAAGACGCTGTTCATGACAGTGCGCATTGAGCCCTGGTCGCGGGAATGCGCGGCCTCGACCCACTGCGCTGCGGCCGCGCCCCAGCTGCGCCACGGACTGCACAGTCCTGAAACCCAGTAACTCGCGCAGTCGCTCTCGGAATCACCCGTCAATTCGTAGTGCCCCGCGGAATTCATCGCGGTACGATGTCGGTCTTCAATGAGCGCGCCGCAGCCTGGATTCGGACAGAGCAGCTTTGCCGTTCTCTTCGCCACCGCCGGCGAGCCCGGGTCCCACTTCAGCAGCTTGTATTCCGGCGCAAAATACGCCGAGCAACGCGGGCACGGCCAAGTCCACCTAAATTTTGTTCCCGCCTCGTAAAGAGCCGCGATTGCCGACTCGTCTGCAGCAGTCGGCGTCCCGGTCACGACAATTTTCGAATCTGCAAAAGTCGCCACGCGCGCCGACGCCAAGCTGAGCGGATCGCCCTGGCCCGGCAGATCCTCGGCGAGATCGCGCTCATCGAATAACACTGTGTGGACCGGGCGACTCGATAGCTCGATCGGGCTGCCCGCCCAAACTACAGCGAGCGGCTGCCCGCCGATCAGCATCTCATTGGTTCGAAGGCGCGAGCGCGACTTGTCCACTTTTTCCCAGAGCATCGGCGTACTTCGCAGCATCGGCCTCAAACGCGCCCGCGAGACCGACTCCGCAAGATGTTGACTGGGGAAGACGAGCATCACGGGCTTCGCGAGCACCGACATGCGAAAGCCAATAACGTTCAACAACAGCCCATCGGTTTTGGCCATTTGACTGCCGCACATGAGTACGATCGTCCGATACAGCGGATTCGAATAAGCCTCGAGGACCGGCACCAAGTACGGCGTGCGCGATGAGCGATAAGCTCCCGGCTCTGCGCTGCTCGCCGGCAGCGTTCGGTACTTGTCGGCCCACTCTGCAGGATTGCGTACGTCCGCCGGCAGCAGCGACCTAGCGGCCCTCTCGAGCATAAGCGAGAGCGGCGAGCGAGGCGCTCGCTGATTGGCGAATTCGGCGTGTTTCTTCATCGATCTTTCCTTTGATCACTGCAGGGTTCGGCTCCGGCGCCAGTTCGTTGCAGATACGTCCGCCAAGACCGTCCATCGAGGCAGAGAAAATATTCAGCGTCGCATCGAAGACGGTTTGCACCTCATCCATTGGTGCGACCTTGCCGCTACGAATGGCGGTGCGCAGCCTCACGTCCTCGGTCTGCGCATCGACGTGGCGCAGCTTCGCCACCGCGAGCTCAGAGCTGCCTGCGCGGCCGTCCCGGTAGTACTTCAAGAGCGCCGCGATTGCCGCTTCCGCATCGAATCGCCCGCGAATCGGCTTTGGAATGTGGCCGGCGGCGGCGAGTTTGGTCAGGTGGTTCCTCGAAAGGCCTGCCAAATGCGCGAGATATTTGACGGAAATCGCCGGCAATGCGTCCTTTTTTGGCGTTTTCTTCATTTAATCCTCATATTTTTGCGTGGTTCCCGCGCAGCTCTGGCGGGTTTGCCCACCGCGATAGTGGGTGCCGCCCTCCCAGTACCTGCGTCTTTGGGACGATGCTGAGCGGCGATGAGTTCAGCCAAGTCGAATGTGCGGCCGGTCATAGAGGTTCGATCTCCCTGCACGGATGTCCCGAATGTCTCGAGTGACGATGCGGTGGCCGGCAGCTAATGCCCGCTTCAGGAGTTGGCTGGCCGGCTCGCCAGGCGCCGCGGCGCGAATGAATGCGACAGCCTCCTGTGTCAGTTCGTGGGGGCGCGCGAACTCAAGAGCGTTCGATTGGCGTGTTTTTGAGCTCGACACGGGATCGGCAGTCGACCGCTTGGGCGCGAGAGCCTTCAATCCTGAAGGTTGCGGACCGGGATTCGATCCGTTGGCGCTTGCGTTGGTAGTCGGTAGGTGTGTGGAGATATCTAGAGTATTCCCGACCATCGGACGGCAAATTGGCTCATCACGTGACACTATCGGACGGCAAATGGACCTATCTTGTCCGTCTATCGGACGAGACTGCGTCCGACTATCGGACGGCAAATTTACCGATGATGTCCGACCATCGGACGGCATTTTCTTCTTTGCCTTGGGCCTCGGATCAGTCCACGTTCGCCACTTGTCTGGCGCCGACTCGGGCACGTCCAGCGGTAGGCCGTCGCGGTGCGTGATGGGTAGCCAGCCAACCGCGTACAAGGCGAAGTGAGTCTTTGAGCGCCATCCATCACGGGTTTTGACGATCAAGCCGCGCGCTTCCAACTCGCCCAAGCTGCGATAGACAGTATCGCGGCTGCTGAATCCGTACTGCCGAGCGTGCTTGTCCGTGATTGCCTGCGTGCCGTTATTGCCCTTATCGTTGCGACCCTTCATCGGGTTTGGCGGCCGAGCGCCGACGGCCAACAGCACCAGCAAAGCACGAGCTGCATACGGAAGCGTTCTGTGCGCCTCGGATTTCAGCAGCTCTTGAGTAAGACGTGCGAAACGTTCGCCCTCACTCGACTTTTTGGGGCTGCCGCTCATCTTGTGCGCGCCTCGGCCACGGCCTGATCGATTTGCCGGACCATCGCAGCGGTGACACCGAAGATCGAGCGGCGCCGGCGGCCGAGTGCGCGCCACTGTTCGATCGTCCTGATGCTCTCGCTTGCCGGGCGCTCGAGGACGGCCGCCGGCAGCGTGTGCGGCAGCGGGTGCTCGAAGAAGTGGTCGCAATATTTGTCGGGTGCGGCGCTCATGGCTTGGTCTCAGTCCCGTCACGAAATGCGGTGAGCCAAACGCCAAGCGCGGCATCGTCTTCGCCGGCCAGCAGGGCGCACAGCAGCGCGCCTTCAGGGTCAGGAAGTGCGGCCAGTCGCTCGCGCAGCAGCTCGTGGGCGGGCCTGCCTTTGATGAGGGTTTCGCTGATATCATGACGACGCATCGCGACCGTCACGGCGCGGTCGAGCAGTGCCGCGCGATCGGCGAACAGAGCATCGCGCTGTTCGATCTCGTGGTTGCGCATCGTCACTTCGAGCGCCTGTTTAAACGCGCTCTCGGCGGTCACTTTACCCATCCAGCCCGACAGGACTGCCTGCTTATCGGCGAGACTGATCCCGACTAGATCGCCCGTTTCCTGCGTCATACCTAACCATCCATCGCGACCGAGAAGCATATTCACAGCCTCACGCTTGGCATCGAGCAGGACATCCTCTAGTGCGTCGGCCGTCACATCGGCCAGGTAGACACGATCCTCAAGCGACAGATCGGCATCGCGGATGAAGTCCGGTGCAGTTTTCAACTGCTCGATGGCATCGAGAATGACGGGGTTCGTGTAATCGTGGTCCAGGCCGACGGCGCGCAGCTTCAGACTCAGCGATGCCGTCACCAATCGGCGCCACTGTTCATCGTCCTTCGGCGCGCGTTCCTGAACGCGCTGCAGAATTACGTGCCAGTCTTCCGCACTGATCAGTGCACGTGCCGGGATCGTCTCCGTTGAGACGGGCAAGAGGTAGAGCACGCCGACGGCCGCGTGCACTTGTGCAGCGGCGCGTGCGAAGTCCTCGGCGCCTTCGATTCTGCGGTCATAGTGCTGTTGCCAGAACAGCAGTGCGAAGGCGTTGCGTGTATTCTCAACGAATCCGTCAGCGGTCAACACATACCCGTCTTTCGGCTTGATAGCGACGTCGAATCTTTTTTCGACAAGCGCGTCCCACCAGCTACCCCCCTCGCCGCGGTTACCGTCTATATCGGTCTTAACCGACTTTCCATGGATGTCCCACGAACTTATGTTCTTGGTCGCTTTCTGGATTAGCGCCAAATTTGCGCCAGCATCAAGCCAGTAGTCGCGGATGGGCGCCGGCAGGTCGAGATACCCGCGGATCTGCTGAACGTTCAATGTCTCAAATGCGTAATCGTTACGCAGTCGGTCCGCTTCGGCGTAAATCAGCGCATTGCGAATCGTGCCCTCGGACAACTCAAGTTCTTTGGCCAAAGCCCGGCGCGACACTTGGCGCATCTCGAGGATGGCGCGGAACATCCGCCCCTCTTTGACCTTGTCGTGCTTCCCGTGCTGGTTGCGCTTGTACGTCTGGCGCATGGCCTCGAAGTCGTCGGCATCGATGATCTCGACGGATATCTCCGCAAGGCCGCATTCCTTGGCCGCACGCCAGCCGTGCTCGCCGTCTACGATCTCGAAGCCTTCGGCGTTGGGGCGCACTACTATCGGCTTTGGTAGCCGACCGAGATGCTTGACCTCGACCACGAGCTCCGCGAACTCGGCGCCCGTCATGACGTTCGGGTTCCACGGATTCGGGTGCAGGCTCTCCAGGCTGATGCTGTTGACAGCGTTCACCGTAGCACCTCGGCCACAGCCTGGTCGACCAGGTCGGCCATTGCGGCGGTAATTCCCCAGATCGAACGTCGCTCCTTGCGGCTGAGCGCGCGCCAGGCTTCGCATGTCGTGACTCCCTCGCGCTCGAGGCGCTGACGCAGCGGCTCGGGGAGCGCGGCAGGGATGGGCGGATTATGTGCGAGTTGCGGCGGGAGCGGCCGCGGTGCAATATTGCGCATGTTCGTGGTGGTGATCGTCTGCGGTTGAGAAATCGACACCCGATCGGAGTTGCGTCCGGTCGGGTGTTTTCGTATCTGCGTCCTCCGCGAGCTCGCGCACGACAGCCTCGACCACCAGGTCGAGCAGGCCGTTGAGATGCGCGGGTACGGACATCAGGCGGTCTGACGTACGGCCTGACGGCTACGCAGGACAAGTCGCCGCTTCAAGGCCAGTCGGGCTGCCTCGATATCGTCATCGCCGAAAAGCCTGCGCCCCCAGGGGTCGCGTGCCGGCCGAACGATCCCCTGAGTATCCAGCCGCCTCAGCGCCCCTTCCGAGCACGGCACCTCCCTGGCTGCTTCCGCAATCGGCTTGTCTTTTGCTGGTGCGTCCATTTCTCAGGCCTTCAATCAGCGCGCTATCATGCTTGCGCGGTACGAACGTTACATGCTAATGTCCGTACGCACAAACACGCACACACGCAAAAATGAACGTTACGAAAGCCATTACCACCGATGCTGTCGACCAAGCGTTCGACGTCATCAAGCGGGTCAGTGTGATCCCGCTCCGGAACGCGGATGCCGACGCCCAGCAGTTCAGCGCGATGCTATTCGTCGCCTCCGGCGGCCCTATGGCGCTCACGGGCGCACAGTACATTGAGGCGTTGCTGGCGCTCGCGAATCAGGTCGAATCATCGGACCAGTGGGCCGCGGAGCGCCAGGCGCTGGTCAATCTTCTCGATGAGATCCGGAAAAGCCCAAGCGGCGCCTATCAGCGTCACAAAGCCCATTGGTTAGAGCGACTTCGCAGTCGCGTACTCACCATTCATGGATTCGATGGCGAACCCGATCTGCAGGTCGTGCCCGACGAAAAGACGGCCAAAGCCTATGTGCTACGGCTTCTCACAACTCCACAGTTTGCGGGCAAATTACGGCGCTGCGAGACTTGCGGCAACTTCTTTTTGGATGACGAGATCCGCACGGGTCAGCGCAAAAATTATTGCTCGAAAGAATGTACCCGCACCGGAACGCTCGAGAAGACTCGCGAACGTGCGCGGCAATGGCGCATTGATCACAAAGCATCTAAGCCGGCGAGGAAACCGAAATGAGAACCGCCCTCTATGCCCGCTATTCGACTGATCTGCAGCGCGAGCAAAGCATTGATGATCAATTCCGCGTGGCCGAACGTCTGGCCGAGCGCCACGGCTTCGAAGTCGTCGCCAAGTTCGCCGATCAGGCGATCAGCGGCGGCACAACGCACCGTCCCGGTTACCAGCAGCTGCTGCGCGCGGCGCGACGTCACGAGTTCGACGCCATCGTGGCCGAGGACACTTCGCGCCTGTGGCGCAACCTGGCCGAGCAGTCCCCACGTTTGGCTGAGCTGAGCGACCTGGGCGTGCACGTGGTCACGCATGACCTCGACACGCGCCACGAGTCGGCCGAGATCATGGGCGCGGTCGGTGGCGCGATGGCGAGCGCCTACCGCAAAGAGATCGGCCGGCGCACACGTCGCGGCCTTGAAGGCCTTGCAAGGGCCGGGAAGTCGGCCGGCGGGCGGGCCTATGGCTATGTGACCGAATCGGCGAGCAAGCGCCGGGAGATCGAGCCGGAACAGGCAGCAATCGTCCTCGAGGTTTTCCAGAAATATGCGGACGGCTGGAGTCCGCGCGCGATCGCGACCGAACTGAACCGGCGCGGCGTACCCTCGCCCGGCTCGGCCTGGCGCCGCTCCGTGAGGCGCAAGGGCGGCTGGCAGATGTCGGCCATTGCCGGTGACCAGAAACGTGGCTGCGGCATCCTGAGCAACGAGATCTATGTCGGCCGACTGATCTGGAACCGCGTCAAATGGGTCAGGTCCGCGTCGGACTCAAGCCAGCGCCGCTGCGTAGTCAATCCGCGCAGCGAGTGGGTCGTGATCGAGGAGGAGCGATTGCGCATCGTGCCGCTGGAGCTGTGGAACCGCGTCAAGGCTCGCCAGTCCCGATTGCAGGCAGGTCGCGGCGAACGGGTCAAGGCCGGGCTCGCCGCCGCCCAGGCGCGCAGCCCGGGCCCAGGGCCGCGGTATCTGCTCTCGGGCCTGCTCAAGTGCGGCACGTGCGGTGCCAGCTTCGTGATTGCCGATCGCGCGCACTATGCCTGCAGCACGCGCGTGCACGGTGATCCGGACGGATGCACGAACGACTACCGGGCCAAGCGGCTGCCGACTGAGGCCGGGCTGCTCGCAGGCACCAAGCGCGAGATGCTCGCGCCCGGCGTCGTCGCCGAGGCGAAGGCGCGGATCATGCGGGCGCTTAAGGCGAACACGCGCCGGCCTGCGGCTGATCCGAAGCGCATGCGCGAGCTCGAGCAGCAGGTCGCATCCCTGGTCGATGCCGTCGCATCGGGCGCCCTGGTGGCCTCGCCGGCGATCGCCGAACGGCTCAAGACTACCGAGGCGGAGCTTGCGCGGCTGCGCGAGTGTCAGAAAGCGGCGCCGGCGTCCAATATCGAGGCCATCGTGCCGCGGCTCGAGGAGCACTACGTGGCGAAGGTGCAAGGCCTCGAGGCGACGCTCGCATCCGGGGATATCGCGAAGGCGCGCACCGAGCTGCTCGACGTCATCGGCGAAATCGACGTGGTGACGACACCCGAGGAAGTGCGCTTCATGGGCCGCAAAGGCGCCGCGGAGTTCGCGCTGTCCCGCGTTGCAGGCCTTCAGCAAATAAATATGGTAGCGGGGGCAGGATTTGAACCTGCGACCTTCGGGTTATGAGCCCGACGAGCTGCCAGACTGCTCCACCCCGCACCAGGAGGGCGCGCATTCTACACCAGGGCCATCCCCTGTACACAGGCGT